CACTCCTTTAGTGAGTCTTGTTTCTGTGTCTCTAGCATGTAACGTTCTGCACATGCCTCAAGGGATAGTGGTTGCTTCTGCCCACGTTGTAGTACGTACTCGCCAAGCATAGTGTCGAATACGTCACCATTATATGTAAAGCCTGACTCCCACAACCATAGTAGATCATGAGGTGCATTGTGTGCTACAAGCAGACGGGTACTGTCCAGTTTATCTTGAACAATACTCCGCCCATTTGCAGTAGGTGATTGCTCTGAATGATCGAATGTTACAATTGTTTCGTTATCGTTATCATCTAGCATACCCACCATTACTAGTGTGTTCTCAGGCTCAAATGGATCAAGGTGAAGCTTACCATTTCTTTTTACTACTGTGTTCTCTACGTCTAAGGTAAGTATCATACCAACTCCAATCTATCTATCATTCTCCTTTAATGCTTCCCATGAAACAGGAAACAAGTCAAGAAGTTTTTTACTAATCTTGTTAGCAACTACTCTTGTTTCATATTGTGTGTCATTCTTGCAACGTAAGTTACACATATCAGCAAAGGCATCTAAGCTACCACTCCAATACCACTCAGTCATGGTGGACTGTGGCAGTACCATACGTGCTTGCTCAGGAGCTACTCCAGCTTCCAATAGATTTCTATATAATAATCGCTGTGATTCGTTTTCTTCTATTAAATCGTCAAGCAAGAACCCATTCATTGCAGGGTACTTTAGGTCTACTTCACCATCTGATCCCTGTTTTTTATCCTCACTACGTCCACGCCATACGTCATTAGGTGGGTAATACAGATCAACATCTTCATCTACATACCTTCTACTAATCTCATTCCAACGTAGGAACTTATGTTTAACTAACTGACGTGCCACAAAGATTGGTGCTTTAATATGGAAGGATGCAATGGAGACATGTGTTTGTGTTCCGCAAGATAGCGTATCAAATTACTATCCGCATCAAGAAACTTTGTGTGTTTCTTACCGAAGCTAACACGAGCTGCATTAACTACAGACAAGTCACTGCCCATATGATCTATGTATGTTGCCTCAATCAACTGTAATCTCCTTTAGTATATCAACAGCTTCTGACTCAGTTATATTAAACCACTCACCATTGTCTTGTTTACTCCAAGGTATACTCGCCTTACGTGCTGCAAGTATATGTGCTGAACGCTCAGACTCACTGCGATCTTTACAATATACAGAGTGTACTAACCTGTAGTTACGCATAGGTGAGCTTGTTTGGTAGCTACTCAGTCTATCTTCTGCATCAATAGCCATACCTATCTTAATCCAATTAGGCCATGCAGAGTTACTAATTGCATACACATAACCTTCTTTGATTTGTTTGTAGTTATTAAGAGAACCAAAGGCGAGATCACCAAATGATTTGTAGTTACCTGCTTTGTGTAAAGGATGTGACTTAGGTATATATTTACCATTGACCCACATTCTTTGTGGATTATTTCTTGGGTTGTTTTTTGGGTTTGTTAAGGCATTACTTCTGCGCTTACATTCTTTGCATTTCTTACCTTCAACTTTCTCATGGTTACATACATCACATACAATCATTTATGTTTCTCCCCTAATGCCTCATTCATTCTCTTTACATACCACTCAGCTTTCTTCATGTCTTCTACACCATTACCTTTGTAACGATACCTATGCTGATACTTGATCATGTTACCATGACAATACGCAATGAACCCATCTAAACCTAGCACCTGACGTATATAATCTATACATTCAATACCATCTTGATTGTAATGTGCAGGTCGCTCAACTGGATCAAACACATGGTGTTCTTTCATTACTTCAAACTCTTTCCACTTAGCCATTATTAATTTTCTCCTGTTGTTCGTCAAAGTCATTAGCCAATTCTACGAAGGCATCTGCCAATGAGTTATGTTTATTTACCAGATCATATACATCACGTAGTACATTCTCAAGTAATGCTTTCTGTTTGTTCTGTTCCCATAGGTTGAATGCAAGTATTGCAACCAACCCTAATAGGGATATATCTAACCATGTTATCAGCATACGTACCTAGCAATCTTGTACTCAAGGTCGGTGTGTACAATGCCATGCCATCCAGATAGTTTGTTCTTAACTACATTGATGTGTCTCTGGTTGTCTTCTTCTTCTTGTCCTTCTACAGTTGGGTTCTTACTAATCATAATCATCAAGTCAGCTTCTGCTGCCTTACCTGTACGTGAGCCTTCCATCATAGCTTGGTTGAGTACAACCTTACCTTCTGCCTCTGCTGATAGCTGAGACATATAGAATACTGCACAGTCCTGTTGTTTAGCTATTTGCCTAGCTTGTATTGCATTAGCCTTGAGTGCTTCATCAGGACGTGAGAAACCTGCAGTGCGTGCAAACTTATCACCCATATCCAGTATGACTACATCAGGTTTGTATGACTTACATACTGACTCAACCCAGTTCATATCACGTCCTGTTGCATCTTTGAACATGATGTTGGGACGTATCTTAGCAAACGTAGCCATAGCATGTGCTCTATTCTTAACGATCTCATGCTTGTCCATACCAGTTGCAGCAGTAATGTATCTGTGTGCTACACGATGGTAGCCTTCCTCATTACACAATACAACTGTCTTAGCACCCTGCCACGCAAATCCATTAGGACCTGCAACAAGTGACGCATGAAAGGAAGTCTTGCCAGTGTTAGGTCTAGCACCTACTTCAATCAAGTGACCTGCATTGATACCTTCCACCTTACGTGTGAGTGTGGGTATGTTGAACGTCCACTGTGACTCAAGATCAGTCATTGCAATGATAGTATCAAGATCAATGTCTTCCCACTCAACCTTTAGATTAGGTGTGAAGTCGTCTCCATATTGCTCAAGCATCTGACGTAATGGTTCTAAGCTAGACTTACTACCATTGACATAATCAAAGCCAAGGTTAGCAATGTCCTCACCAATTACCTGTTGGAATAGTTTTGATAACACCTCTTGTGCTACATCACTACCCATTGGTTGTTCTTTGTTTACCTGACGAAACAATGCACTGTATGCTTGACGCTGTGCAGTTGTAAGCGTTGGGTTGTTAGACATAAACAATGCCTCAATCTCAGCAGGTGTAATACTACGCTCGTATGTATTCATGGCTGCATCAATTGCTTGCTTGATCTTGCGGACATCTTTACTAAACAATCTGTCTGGGCAACGTGCGCCCTTATGATCATCGTAGAAATCTTTGTCCATCAAGCTACGTATGAGGGATAGTTCCATATGTTTTATTCTCCTAGGGTTGAAAGATTAGCCATGTCGGATGGCAGTCTATATTTTAAATCATCTTCGAGGCGTAGTACTTTAACAGTATCTACACAACCTCGTAACTCTTTTGCAAACTGTAAAGTCTTGGGTAATGCATCAGGGTCTAGTGCAACTATAGCCGTTGAGAACTGCGATAAGTACTGCTTATGTCCGAGGGATAGTGATGTACCCAACACTGCAACCCCTACATATACATCACTGTCTCCAACAATGGCAGCACTGATGCAGTCCTCAACAACTACAGCAGTTTTACCATGTCCAGATGAATATGGCAAGATACTTTTTCCATACCTCTTCCACTTAGGTATACGTTTACCTAATGATCTACCTGTAGCATCAACCATAACGTGACCATTCATAACAGGGAACACCACACGATGTTCCTTAACATCATACAGTAGACCTAGATGTTGTGCATCTAATCCCCAATCATTACAGAAGTCTTTGATCTTATCGTTATCACGTACAACCCACTCAGGTTTTGAGAAACTTATAGCGTGTGTCTCTTCTGCAACACGCCCCAATGATTTACGTATGTCCTCAGCAGTAAGTGTAGTACGAGTACCACCACCAGTTGGACAACTAGCCTTGTAACAGTTCCATACAATAGAACCCATGTTATTTGTTACAGTAAATGTATTTTTAGTATTACATACAGGGCATGTCATTCGTTTTGTTTCACCATTAACAAGTGATAAATCATTTATAATACTAAGTATATTCATTATGTATCACTTTCTATGTTACTCGCTGCACTCGATTGTACACTTACATTTCTCTGTGTCAAGGCATTATTTGCAGAATCATAAGTATGTTTCATATATGGTTGCACAGAAGACACATGATTGTGTCCAGTAACAGACATCACTTGTCCAATTGGTACACCTGCATCAACCATTTGTGTTACACCTGTTCTACGTAAGTCCATAAGGCGTAACTCTTCTGGTAACTTAGCCAACCTCATGACACGTCTACCCACCTTAGACAATCGCTCCATTGCATATGGTTGGTACTTACCGCCCATTGGTCGTGGGTGTGGTGCTACATAATCTTGAAAGCCAAAATCATTACGCTGTTCATTCAACATGTGGCATAGATCATCTGATATTGGTAGTGATACATCTGCCCTACGTTTACTCTGCTCTAACTCTAGTCGCTGTGTACGCAAGTCAATGTTCTCCCACTTGAGTGTACGCATGTCACCTAGACGTTGACACCATTCATATGCCATGTGCACAATCAAGCCTACATTCCTGTAGTCAAAATCGCTGTACGAATAATCAAGAAACCTGACAACATCGCCATGTGACCATACAACCTTACGCTGTGGCAATGCCTTACGCTTGATGCTAGTCCAAGGATTTTGTGTGGCATGTTCCATGTCAATAGCATAGTTATATACCCTACTTGCACATGTTGCAGCATGATTAGCAAAACTAATACCACGCTTAACCCACTCTTCATATGCTTGCTTGGCAACCTTAGTTGTTACACTGTCGTACTTCTTACCACCCATAGTCTGATGAAGTATGGTTAGGAAGTATCTGTAATCCACCTTAGTTGTGTCTCGTAACATATTGAAATCATTAGATTGATAGTAGTAGTTAATCAAATCTGTCACCTTACTTGATGGCTTTATCTGTACAACTAACGACTTTTGTTCACGCCAGTTGTCAATGTCTGCATTCAACTCCTTCACAATACTACGCACTTCCTTGAGGTCAGTGCCATACTCTTGACGTGATACCACACCTTCATCAACTAAAGACTGTGGTGGATTAAATCTGTAAGAGATCACCCCGTGAGGTGACACTCTCTCTTGTACATATCTAGGTAGCTTAGGCATTAAGCAACATCCAATACACGGAACTGATTACTACTTACCCACTTGCTCACCTCTTGTTCACGTGACCACATGTTGATTGCTTGTGTATCATGTCCTGTATTACGTAGGTTGAAACCATTACGTTCATCAGCATAACTAGCGTAGTTAGTGAAGGCAGAATACAATGCAAACTTGTTGTGTCCACGCACACTAGCCTCAGCATTATACAAGCTGAACATCTTCTCAGCCTTAGTCTTAGAACTAATGATACTCTCAATCAAATCTTTTACATTGATGAACTTGAGGCTAGTCTCTGCCCACACTTGCATCCTCTTAGCTTGATCAAAGAAGTCAGTACGAGCACGATTTAGTTCGTAGATAAAACTATCCATAGTAAAGTTAGATGTATTCTTCTTACGCACCTTATCGTGATCACCTGTAATCATGCCGTTAGTACAGAAGAAATCTATAGCACCAAAGAATACTTGGTTACTACATGATCCATCAATACCATGTAAGCTGATGATCCTGTTACCAATCTCAGTCTCAGCTTTGTCAGTTGTAATTTTAGTCTTGATGTTAGGTAGAGTCACGTCAAGCATAGCCCATGCACCATTACGTGCTGTTCTAAACTGATTGACTGCACCATCTAATGCATCAGAACCTAGCTCTTGTGTAGCAGTGTCCATTACACCACGAAAGAAATCACCATGTGCTGCACACTGGAATGTGTTGCCCACAATGCCAAGGTATTCACCTGTATCTTCATTGATAACATACTTCTTATCATGCATTTTTGTTGGTTCAAATGCTACTTTAAAGTCTAGGTGATCAGGTATATAAGTCATATTATTCTCCATATGTTTAAGTGTGTGGCAACTGTGCCATGTTTGTATAGTATTGTCAATGTTTATTAAAGTAAAGTTGAGATATACCTAATAATAAATGAGAATGTAAAGGCTACGCCAAGGAAAGCAAACGCTGTGAATATTACTACAGCTATAGTCATTATAGTTGCATCACGTTTCTCTTTGCGTGCTTGTACTGTTACAGGTTTACTTCTGTAGTATGGTTTATATTGTTTCATTATTGTTTCTCCTTTTAATATATTTATGTGTATTCAAACACTACTTCTTTAATTATAAATAGATGTCCATCAGCTTTTGTAATCTCTTCCGCACTAAACAATCTATCATCTGGGTCTTCATCAAGAGGGTGTGCTATGTATACTGCATAACCTTCTTTGTAAGCCTGTAAAGCCTTAGACGTAGTGTATGTTTGTATCTCACCACTACCTTTATCATCATATATAAACTTACCCTCATCGTTTAGTGCAGGTATCTTAGTTCTCTTTTGGTTATCCATTATTAAACTCCTTTACATTTAGTTGTACTTCACCATCAGTGGTATCATCTACAATTTCTATATCATAACACTCACCTGTTTCCTGATCGTAAATACATACAAGCTCATCTGAATAGTGAGACTCCAATGATTGCTCAAGTTGCATTATTAATTCTTTAATTGTCATATCACATTCCCTTCAATATGTGTGCTATCACGTCTACAGTCCACCCATTACCGAGCATCTTGTAACGCTGTGTGTTTGATACACCTTCAGTGTACCCATCTGGTATTGTTTGTAAGCGTTCACATTCTAATGGTGTTAGCTTACGCCAAGACATATCCTCAATCAAGATACTGTCCTTAGTTACTGTGGTTAGACAATTAGTTTTATCATCTTCTCTAACTTCAATCATCTGTTTGATAGGGATAGATGTGTCATAGTCTTTACGAGTACCATTCTCATCGAGCCTACGCCCAACCATACGTGCACCTTTCACCAATACTTTAGGTTCTCTGTGTCCACCACCCATAGTAGTCAAGGTAGGTGCTTTACCTTCGGCTGCATACACACGCTTGATAGACTGATTGCCATTCAAATCAGCATCACCTACATGACACATACCATTAGGACTAAACACCAACTGTCTACGATGCTTCTCGAAGTATGATTTGAGATTACCACCCTTGAAATAATTAGCATCAAGACAATGTGACTTAGTTCTGTCAGTCAAACCATCCTCAAGTATATCTTTCAATACTATACCTTTGTCTTCTGGCTGTTGAATACCTTCGATGTTAGTCCAATAGAAACGTTTCCTATTCTGTGCAGACACTAGTGCGCTGTTGATTAGGTACTTGTTTACATTGGGTAATGCTTGCTCAGTGTGGTACGTGATATACTCCTCAAAAGCATTCGACATTCTAACATTCTCCATTAGGTACTTAGCATTAGGGTTATGCTCAAGAACATGTTGCATGATGTCTAGCACTACCCAAAACAATTGACCTCGTGGATCACGATCACCCTTCTGTTGACCTGCAACTGACCATGCCTGACACGGGAAACCTGCTGTAACTAGATCAACTTTAGACCAATCAATATCCCATGATCTCCACTCAGTCATATCACCTACTTGCACAGTGTTAGGATAATTTTTCTGTGTAATTTTAATAGCATGTGGGTCTATCTCACTAGCTATATAAGTATCAGCTACCATACCTATCTTATCACCTGCTATCTGACCACCTGATAAGCCATCACATAAGGATAGTTGTGTTCTAATCTTCATTGTTATACTCCTCTACAAATTTTAATAGCTCTTCGAAGCTATCAGTACTACATAGCCATGTATGATCATCTGATTCCCCATTGTAAGAGCTTTTTGATTGAACTATGAAACGTGTAAACTCACCCCAATCTGTACCCCAAATGTTTTTTGCATCAGCCTCACGCACATTTGCATCATGGCTGCCCATCCATATGTGTAGACCATTTACTTGGTAGCTTGGTAGTTCATCATTATTGTAGCTTGTACACTTCCATTCTTTTGGTATATCTAAATCAACTAAGTATGTATCCCAATGCATTTTATATTTCCTTTCATGGTTAGTCCAACGTTGGACTTATTGAATTGATGGTGGGCTTTCACTTATGTATCCCCACTTAGAGTATATCTCATGCACTTTCTCAATACAATCAACAAACTCAACTTCTGATTTTGGTTCGCTACGCTTCATCATAAGAATAGCGAACTCTGAAGCGGTACGCCAATCATTAACAGACGGATATGTATCATCTAATTTAACAATAACATTCTTCTTGTCAATGACTAGCGTAACTTCGTATGCCATCACTGGCACAGCTTACTCTTCCTCAGTCTTGAATGCAAACCTCAGTGAATACCAAGCTGACTCAATCTTACCTATGTCTGACATGTATAGATCATGCGCTTCTGTAGCCATAGAATACGTGTCACGCAAAACCTTTTGAGCTTCTTCGATAGCTTCACGCTGTTCCTTAGACATACTAGCCAATAACTTTTTATTTACCTTATACCTAGCCATACGTTCAGCTTTCCACTGTGATTGTGTTTTATTTGACATTGTTATTACGCCTCCAATTGTTGTTTGATGTCTGCCAACCAAGTGACAAGCATCTTTTGTTGTGTCTTCAATGTAGCACGCTTAGTCGTGTACTTGCTACCTATTAAACCTACAGATTGTAGTACTTGTACCCTATATACAATACGATTAGGGTATTCGTTTAAGTCAGATGCAATCTGTTTTATAGTAGACACTCTCCAGTTCTGTAAGATGTAATCATCAACAGATGCATAGTTGTAGGTATGAATACCTGCTCTTGACATGTGTGCTGTGTGCTTCACATATAGTTCTGGGTTAGTGTTCTTCACTAGTGGTTTTGAAATAGTAGTCATTTTATGTTAGCTCCTTATGCTATACGTTTCTTTGGTTTGTAATCTGTTATGCCTCTTTGCATATTTGTTTTAATCTTACGTGCTGTTGAACGCTCACGCTTCCAACTATCATCACGCTTAGGCTTCTTCTTAGTAGTTAGTCCAACATTGGACTTAGTGAACTTAATAAAGTTCTTCATAGTATACTGCATTCATATGTTACCTCCCGTATGTTATACATTCTACATGAAATTTAGATACGACATTGCCTGTAGTAAGCTTACGATTAGCTTTGTTACCTGCAACATACTCGCACCATGTGTTCCACCAATACTTTGAACCCTCACGTTGAGTAAGTACTATGTACTCTTCAACCTTTCGACGTGCAGTCTTTGGCTTCATAGCCTTTGGTGGTGTCTTAACCAAGTTAGGATTGATACCTAGTCGCTTGACATTGTGTCCATCAATACAAGCTACATTGAAACCTAGGCATTGAGCAAGGAAAGATGCCTTGACCATACCCAAGTTAGGTACTTGCATAAATAACTCAACAACATCAGCGCAAGCTTCAACACTGTTGTAACCTTTTGCATCTGCAATCTTATACATCTCACTACGTAGGTAGTCACCATGCTTGATAAGGTACTTATAACCTTCATCTTTTTTGCCCCATAAGCAGTTGGCTTTCACACCATCTATGCTTACTTTTTCCATGCTACCTTTTACTGTGGATAAACCTGCTTGTATCGTTAGCAATACAAACAAGCCAGTGTTTACAAATGCATCTGTACCACCCCAACGGACAAACGATTTGATTTCTCTTACATCACGACTATACATATTCAATTTCCTTTTATTATTGTGAAGTCCAACGTTGGACTAGTTATTGCGATGCTTAACAACAAATCAGATAAGCAACCTGTTGTCAAGCGTTATTTTACTACGTAGTAGTAGTGTTATGATTTGCTGTAGGTTTTCCAACCTGAGTCACCCACAAACTCTACTACATTATTTTTGTTGTCATACACTACATCGACAACAGGTGAAGCACACTTACGCTGTAGTTCTAATCGTGCTTTCAAACGTTCCCATTTATCTGTACGATTTTTCTCAGGTATACTATGCTGTGTGCTTGTATGTAATTTAAATTTCATATAAATCCTTTCACAATATTAAGTCCAACATTGGACTAGTTAAACATTTCGTCCCACTCTGTGGGTGTGATACCTGTAGCAATGAACTCACGTTCTTGTGCAGATATGTTAGGCATAGCATTTTGGATAAGCTCACCTTGCCAGTACCATGCATTAATCTGCGTTGGTGTTACATCAATATCCATTGCACTTATAGTGCCAGAATAAATTGATTTACGTTCAATTAACATAGCATTAACCTTTCAATAAAAATGGTAGAAATAAAGCACTACCCAAAATAAAACCCATCATTGCACCCATGATTGTGTGCTTGCATGCTTCATGTAGCTGTGCTTGACGCTTACGTTGCCTTGATGTTCTGTATGCCATTTGATATTTCCTTTCATATTAAGTCCAACGTTGGACTAGTTAACTTATAAAGTTACACTAAGCTAGGGAGAAAGCCTAATGTAACCTATAAGTTAACTTATATAGCCTTGGCTAATGTTACACCATTAGATGATGTTACACGCTGTTGGTTGTGACGCTTTGCCTCTCTGACTGCATGCTCTGCATCAGTGTGCATATCCACTAGCATCTGAGCAATGTCATATGTTTCAACATCATTCTGGTTGCACATATCAAGTAGCTGTTTAAAGACTTCGTCTTTTGTGAGTAACTTAGCTTCGCTAGTTTTAGGTGATGCATCAGCCTTTGGCTTGTCTGTTGTTGATGCTTTATCATCAGTAGATGATGCTTTTTTCTTCTCAGCTTTTGACATTGCACTTTGCAACGCTGTAAGTGATGTAAAACCTTTCTTGCTTTTAGCAATAAACTCACGAGCTTCTACTTCGTTTTCAACGAACCATTTAGCTTCGCTACGTCTTCTCTTGTCAACTATGTTGATGCCACAATCAGCAAGTCTAGTTGACTTGATACGACCCTCACATTCCTCTGTAAGAGCAACCATAAGCTTGCCTAATCGCATGTCGAAGCCGTCAGCTTTTGTATGTTCAGAGAAGCGTGCTTTGTCAACTTTGTTGATAGATTTCCA